GCAGGCTCAAACGGTGGATCGGGCGGGGGTGGATCGGGCGCTGGATCAGGCAGTCACGGCGGTGGAACTGGAACAGCAAATCAAGGCTACGCAGGCGGCACAGGCAGTAATAATTCTACTAGCGGTGGCGGTGGCGGTGGTGCGGGTGCAGCAGGGACTGCTGGCAACAACACGGCAGGAAATATCGGCATAGGCGGCGCAGGTGTCGCATCTAGCATAAGTGGCTCAAGTGTCACCTATGCTGGCGGTGGCGGCGGCACTTCAGGAAATAGCGGAACAGTAACTGATGGTGGGGCAGGAGGCGGCGGCAATGGATCAGCAAAAACTGCCAACGGAAGTGCAGGGACTGCGAATACTGGAGGTGGTGGTGGCGCGGGAAATGGATTTGTTTCTGCACCAATTAGGGATGGGAAAAATGGTGGATCGGGCGTAGTCATCATCAAGATTCCTAGCACCTATACCGCCACTTTCTCAGGTGGTGTGACGCAGACTTCCACGACTAGCGGCGGGTTCAAGATTTATACTGTCACGGCCACATCTACAACTAGCGAAACTGTTTCGTTTGCATAAGGAGATATAACTTGGCACATTTTGCGCGATTAGATCAAAACAATATCGTAGTGTTTGTCACTGTCGGCAGGGATGAGGACAACGGCAAAGAGGACGAACTGACGGCGCGTACTGGCGATGTCTACAAGCAGACTTCTTACAACACTAACGGCGGTGTTCACGCCCTCGGTGGTACGCCATTCCGCAAGAATTACGCAGGATTGGGTTACAACTATGACGCGCAGCGCGATGCGTTTATCCCTCCGCAACCGTATCCGTCATGGGTGCTGAATGAAGGCACTTGCTTATGGAATGCGCCTGTACCTATGCCGACCGACGATAAGCAATATTCGTGGAACGAAGCCAAGCAATCATGGGATCAGGTATGAAACTCATCAAGCTGACAAATGCAACTAAAGGTCGTATCGGTGAAAGTCTGATCCTCAATACCGAAGCAATGATGTCATTTTTTGAGAATACTCAAGAAGATGGCACAAAAGTTACCGTGGCATTTGGCATGAATGGCAATTCTTGGGAAGTTCAAGAAACTATTGATGAAATTATGAGCGCGATTAATGGTTAACCTGCAATGGCAGATTCTTAACGTCGAGGAAACCGACGGCGTTATCACCAGCGCCCATTACCGAGTGACTGCTAGGGGCTATGAGCAGGTGGTACAAAGCGAGGGACATTGGAAGTTTCCCGATCCGGTGGCAATTCTTCCCTATGAAAAAGTGCGGCAAACAGATATCATTTCGTGGATTGAACAAGGCTCAAAAGGCGCAATCAGCAGCAACCTAGAAAGCCAGCTTTTAGCGCTGAACAAGGAAAAACCTGTGCTGCCGTGGCTAAAGACTGCTTTCACGCCGTTTAAGGACTGAAAATGGCTCAACCGATTGACATTATTAGCCGCGCCTTGAAGGACATAGGTGCGCTAGAAGCGGGCGAAACGCCAACAGCGGATGCCGCGCAAGACGCATTCGATATGCTCAACGACCTAGTGGATCAATGGTCAAACGAGCAAATGATGGTTTTTTACAAGACCGAGATTATCTTTCCTGTAGTGCAGAACCAAATCCAATACACAATCGGGCCGGGCGGTCAGATTGGCGCGACGTTCATAGGTTCAATCTCAGGGACTACCCTGACGATCACTTCCCTATCTGCCGGTGCGGTGGCTATCGGGCAGACTCTGAGTGGTACAGGAGTCACTGCGGGAACGACCATCACGGGCTTCAATTCGGGCGCAGGCGGCAACATCAACGAGGCTGGTACGTATACAGTCAATGTGCCGCAGACTGTCTCCAGCACCACGCTATCGGCTTACTATCAGCGCCCTCTAGCGATCAATTCTGCTTTCGTCCGTGTCACTACCACTAGCAACGGTGTCCCCATCTATAACGGTGGTTTGGATTACCCTGTAGGCGTTTTGAACGTTGAAGAATATGAGCAGATTGGACTGAAAAGCCTCAACGGGCCGTGGCCTAAAGCGCTTTACTATATGCCGGGCGAACAACTAGGCACGATCTACGTATGGCCTAACCCTGCACAGGGCGAAATGCACTTGTTTGCGGATACGGTATTTGCCCGCTATCAGACGATGTACGACACGATAGCGTTGCCGCAAGGCTACAGCATGGCGCTGCGGTGGAATCTTGCCGAGCGTCTTATGCCAATGTACGGCAAAGCCTCAACGACTCAAATCACGATGATTAACGCTTATGCCGCACAGGGCAAAGCGACGATCAAACGCACGAATATGCGACCGACCCAAGCTGCTAGATACCCCGATTCCCTGTTGGTGGGCAAGATGAAGGATGCGGGCTGGATTCTTAGCGGCGGGTTTATGAGGTAAGAAATGCCGGATTTCGGATTTGTAGGGGCTAGTTACGAAGCGCCTAGCATCTATCAGGATGCACAGGAGTGCATTAACTGGTATCCCGAAGTAGACCCAACTAAACAGCCGGGTGAGCGCGGTGTAGTCGCTCTATACCCTACGCCGGGGCTAGTCTCGCAGATTGTGCTGCGAAACCAGCAAGAAGTCAGGGGGATGCGTACTCTGTCAGGTGGCTCAATCCTGTTAGCGGTATGTGGGCCTTATGTCTACTCAATGGATTCGACCTACGTCCCAACGATTATCGGGCAGCTTAATTCGTCCTCCGGTCGTGTCGGCATTACTGACAACGGGCTGAATGCGTACATCGTAGATGGAACGTATCGCTACACGTGGAGAATTTCAACGCCACTAGGCGCACAGTTTGTAGGATCAGTCTCAGGAACGACTTTAACCGTCACCCTGATGAACAGCGGAACGATTACGACGGGTCAGCAACTTTTCGGGGTAGGTGTAACTGCGGAAACAGTAATTACAGCGCTAGGCACAGGTTCGGGCGGGGTGGGTACGTACACCATCAACATCTCGCAGACTGTCGCATCCAGCACCATGAACTCGGCGGCTGTAGCATCTGTAATGACTGCCTCGATTGGAAGCGGTGTTCAGTCGTTTGCCGTCACTAATGGCGGGGCTAACTACATCAGCCCGATCATTACGTTTAACACGCCATCGGGCGGCGTTGCAGCAACGGGAACAGTAACGCAAGTGGCAGGCGTTGTCACTGCGGTGACGATCACCAATCCCGGTACTGGCTACACCACGACCGCAACGTTTACGATTGCCGACACGCTAGGCGGTACTGGCTCATCCGCGACCGGAACGGTCACAATGGCTAACTACTCGCTGGATGTGACAGCGACTTCGGGAACGTTGTACCCCGGTCAGACAGTACAAGGCGCAGGCATTACTGCAAACACCATCATTACCGCCCTCGGTACGGGTACGGGTGGAACAGGTACGTACAGCGTCAGCCCATCGCAGACGATCTCTAGTCAGACTATGTACGCTCTGAACTTTACGGTTCTGCCTGCAACGGATGGCGCATTCTCAGGCGCAACGTCGGTGGACGTAGTGGACAACTACATTATTTACAACAGACCGAACACGCAGCAGTTTGGTTCTACGTCTGCACTATCGCCATTTTCGCCAGCGTTATCTTTTGCAAGCAAAGACGGATCGCCTGACAACTTGATGGCGATCATGGTGGATCGTAGAGAAGTCTATTTGCTTGGTGAAGTCTCTAGCGAGGTGTGGATTGATGCGGGAACTTTTCCGTTCCCGTTTCAACGTATACCGGGATCGTCTACGCAGCACGGCATAGCAGCTAAATTCTCTATTGCTAGGCTTGGCAATTCGTTTGCTTACATCTCAAAAAATAACCGTGGCGATGCGGTCATCGTGCAGATGAATGGTTACGTTCCGCAACGGATTAGCACGCACGCAGTTGAGAATTCGCTAGAAGGTCAAGTCATCACTGATGCTATTGCGTGGTCATATCAACTAGAAGGTCACGAAGTCTATGTAATTTCGTTCCCGACTTTGCAACTTACATGGGCTTACGATCTAACAACCGGACTATGGTTCAAGTGGTTGTATTGCACGAATGAGAACCAATACCAAAGACACCGAGGGAATTGCTCTGCATTCTTTCAAGGCTTTACGCTTGTCGGTGACTATGACAACGGCAAAATTTACGCATTGAAGAATGACATTTTTACTGATGACGGTCAGCAAGTGCGTCGCTTACGACGATGCCCGCATCTAGTCTCAGACTTCCAGCGCCAGTTTTTTGACGAGTTGCAGATTCAATTCCAGCCCGGTGTCGGTGCATCTACAGGTCAAGGCGACGATCCGCAAGCGATGCTGAGATGGTCTAACGACGGTGGTTCTACTTGGTCAAACGAACACTGGACGAGCATAGGTCAGATCGGCAAATACAAGAACCGTGCGATATGGCGGCGACTTGGTACTGCGCGAGATCGTATCTATGAAGTCGTATTAACCGATCCCGTCAAGTGCGTGATTGTGTCGGCAAACCTTAAAGCGTCATCAGGGGACAGCTAATGCTTCCAACGTCACAAACACAGCCTTATCCGCAGTCGGAATTCCTCGATAAAACGACGAATCGCCCGACACGGACATGGCAGCAATTCTTTATCAACTTGCTGAACTTTTCTAGTTCGACGAGTGCGACAGCGGGTAACTACGTATTGCCTAGCAAGCCTGCGGGCTTTATGAACGTCACGGTTAACGGTCAGCAGTTCAAAGTGCCGTATTACAACCAATGAGCGATCAGGAACAAGCGCAACGCATGATTTACGAATCGGTAAAGAGCCGATTAACAATGAGTTTTGAGCAGTTCTCGCAGGTGTTGAATGAATGGGAAATTACTCCGCTGAAGCATAAGCAACAAGTTATCGGCGGGGTAATGAGAAAAGAAAACGAATTACATATTGGTTATGGCAAGAAGCCAAGAGCAACGATCAGGAAGCATCTGAAGGAAACAATAGGTCTAGTCCTTCAGCAATACGGTTATGCGGTGACTGTAGTCAATGCAGCAAACGTGCAAGGATTGAAGTTTTGCGAGCGCTTAGGGTTTGTTGTAACCCGCAAGGAAAACGACAACCTTTATCTACAATGCGATAGGTGCAACTATGTTTAATAAAATTTATCTGAGCCGGGCGCAAAGCCGCGCATATTCGTATGAGTTTGGCGTGGGTGATCCTACTGGTGGCCCTGCATACGGTGAGCGTCGTGACCCTGTATCTGCAACCATTTCAACGGTTGGCGGGTTGATTGGCGCAAATGAGCAAGCAAAAGCTGCAAAACAAGCAGCACAAATGCAAGCGGATGCTGCAAATCGTGCAATGGAAATTCAGCAAGCGCAATTTGATCGTATCAACGAGCAACAGCGCCCACAACGTGAATTAGGTTACAAAGGTGTTAGTCAGATTTCGGACATGATGCCGTATCTGACGAAACAGTTTGGCCCTCAAGA